TGGAATACGAGGCTTTAAATGGCGTGTACAGCTGCTTTACACGGCTTGTTTATTGGGTGGGTCAAGTGCATCACAGACCGCTTCGATGTTGTGCCTGGATAGACGCAGCATGGCGGCCAGATCCTCGGGATCAAAGATGACGATCTGATCAGGCGTTGCCATGATGGTTTGCAGGATATTCAGCGACAAAGCGGTGTCACAAAGCATTTCCAGTGCGTGATTCAGTGGCTCACTCGCCGCACTCATGCTACAACCCCAAAATGCAGTGCATATTGCTGTTGCTGCGCCAGCTTTTTCGGGGCTTGCAGAAGGTTGCGCTGCTCCATCTGGCGCACATGGCCACGAATGGTGCTGGCGGCATAGCCTGTGAGCTTGCCGATCTCCGCATGATTCAGCCCCATGCCTTTGTAGCGCTTGATTTGCGCCCAAAGCGGCTTGGCTTGCATGATGGTTTCACGCAAGGCGGCCAGCTCGGATTGTTGCGATTTAAGAATCCCCCGCGCATCACGGAACATGCGCATCAAATAGACCGAGGTGAGTGCCGCTTCATCGGATTTGATGCAGCCAGCCATCATGGCTACGCCTTCTTCGGTGTATGCCCAAGGGTTGCTTCGCACCATATTCCAAGACCGTTCGATTGCGGTGGCATTTTGGAACCTCACCATTTTCGCTTCTTTATCGGTAAGTTGAAAGGCAAAATCATCAGGGAAACGCTGTGCGTTGCGGCTACGTGCCTTATTAAGGTTTTTGGTTTCGACTTGAAACTTGGTTGCCAGGTCTTTGTCTAAGATTGCAGGCGGACGACCGTCCAGGGTAATGATGATGCTCATAATGAGCCTCCGTTATTTTCGAAAGTGATACTTAAAAAAAGTATCGGGTGCTTCGAATCGCACGGAACGACTGGTGATATTTCCCCGAGGGGTTTTGTATTCTCACCAACACCCGACAATAAACTGAATGGCTATTGTACAGGCACAAAAAAACACGCATATCGAGCGTGTATCACGCCGTAGGGATTCGAAGCCCTGCCGCAAGCATAGACCCGCGCGTTTGTTCATGTCAAGTTTTCTCCGGAAACAAGCTTACTTGCTTCCTAACTTCGTACCATCCAACTACGGGAATCACGATGTGGAATGATGCTTGCCAATTTCATGCGCTTTGTTTTGACCAATGTGTACAACGTCAATAAAGCCATGCTGTAGGGAGCATTTAAGCACAATATAATGGCAAAATGATGATCCATTTTATCGTGAATTTTACGCTGATCGCTGGGTAAATTTCGGACTTTTACTAAAAAGCATGCCAGTTGATGGCGGCTTTCTTTATTGCTGCGATAAGAATACCACAAAACCTTCGGCAACAAGCCAAACACCAGCATTGCAGGCATGGCATTCGTCCAAAACTCAAGCAACCAATCGGGCGCATCTCTATGCTTAAGGGCTTTATAGCCTCGGACAATCTCTAGGCGGTGTTCCTGCGCCGCTTCGGATAACAAGCCCATAAACTTCAAATGCAGCCACGCAGCAATGATGAGAATCAATAGTAGTGTAATCATTTCATCTCCTTGACCAGTTTGGCAAACATTTTTGACTGCTTGTTGCAGAAACTAAAGGCGGCTTTGACTGTGAATACGGTCAGGCTGGCAAATCCTATCGCCGTGAGCACGCATTCATTGTTTCTCCGGAAACAGATTCACCTGCTTGCGGGCAATGGTCAGTTTGCGTTGATATTTCAGGATGCCATAAATCATGGTGGCGGTGAGTCCGTGTTTATCGGCAAGCTGCTGAATGTTATCGCCTTTGAACTCCAGCCATATCTGTTGATCCCGCAGTGCCATGCGTAACTTTTCATTGCGTGGCAGATACATGGCAACACCGCCACGATAATGCGCAATGAGCATGATGGTGCGGCGTGATTCCTTGATGGCTTGCGCTTCATCGATACCACGCTCGATGGCATCGGCGACCAGCACATCCACCAGCTCAGCCAGTGATTTCGGCCAGACGCGCGGATCATCGGCTACATCGTCCATCCGCCCCAATATTTCTGGCGCATCGGCTTGCATGGCATCAAACAGTGGGGGTTGGTGGGATGGCGCAGTCATGGCTTGGTTGCCGATGGATCCCCGATAGAAGCATTCGGGGATGACGGGTTGGGCGTGCCTTTACGATTGGCAGAAATTTGCAGGGCTGCCACCAATTTACGCAGCTGCACGGCATCCAGCCACGCCACCTTTTCCACCTTGAACATGCGCTTTGCCATGGCATCGGCATAGGACCATGGCAGGCGGCTATCGGCAAGCAAGGCTTCAACTTTGCTCATCAATGCTTCTTTGCCTTTGCCTGCATTGGGTTTGTTACCATATTTGGGACGGGTGTTCGTCCATCCGAGGCTTTCAAAGTGTTTCAATAGTTTGAAACGACCTTTGCTATCCAGCGTGGCGGATGAATCCACACTGCAAACATTTTTCAACACATCACGATAGGCATCATCATCCAAGCCCAGGGCTTTCTTTGCCAGATGTATTTTTGCCAGCTCTGCGCGGCGGTATTGTTCGGGGGTTTTAGACATCACAATGCACCTCTCCTGTTTGGTTTTTCATATCCAAATGGATAATGTGGGCATGACAGCAGCACTCGCAGCGCCCGGTGGTCAACCATGCCTCGACATGCGTATGCTTCATGATGTCGCGGGCAATCGGGCAATGCACCGATGCCACTGCTGCTGGTCGTAAATAAGTGGTGCGAAATTGCACCATACGGACAGTGATACTCATGACGTCACCGCCATCAATTCAACTGCCCGCATCTGTATCAATTCATTGCCTATAAACGGCTCCTTAAATCCTTCTTTCAGCAGGCTTTCACGCGCCTGTTTCAGCAATGCTTCCCGCGCATCAGTAGCTAAGCCCTGTAACTTTTCAGCATTCGATGGCTCTGGATTAAACACGTCACTGACTTTTTGCAGCGATGCGGTCGCCCGTGGGGCAGGGCTGACACGCACATCAGCAGATGCATCCTTCGCCACGGGTGCATCCCATTTCTTCGCGCTCTCACCTTGCACAATACGCAATAAATAATGATGATTCTTAAGAGGACGGCGAATCTCGCTGGCTTCCATCACAGCAAAGCTTTGCGCCCAAATACGGCTGGGCACTTGAATGAACGTGCGGTCAAAATCCACGCCCTTAACAATCATATCACAACATTCCTCAATCAGTTTCGCGGCGCGAGCGGCGGTTAAGAAGCGCTCAGCAGGTGAGAAATAGCCGATATATTTCAGTACTGCCACACCGCAATCAGATGGCAACCTGGCTGCGGCAAGCACAGCCTTGCGCGCATCGGCATCAGCAATGAAGAGGCTCAAAGAGCCTCCGCATCCGCATGACGGGCAGGTGCCCTTCACGCCACTTCCAGCGCTGAGAAATCAAGGGACACGACTTGCCATTTGTCTTCTTGACCCACCCGCTCATAGACGCGTATGTAGGCTTTACTCCCCGATACGCTCATCGAATCGGCAATCGCTTGCATAGCTTGTTGCCATTGCTCATCGTCAATTTTCAGGCGACGCAGGCCGAGAATGCGCGTCGTGGAGACGTTGCCCTGTTTGTCGACCTGGAATGCATCATTGACCAGGGTAAGAATCTTATCATCCGCGCCGTTGCTCCAGCTGTGAATGCATTCATCAATCAGCGTTTTGGCGACCTGAAGGCGCTCATCAAAAATGATGTATTCCGCGATTTGCATGGCGACCTTGTAGCGACCGTCGAAACTCATTAGTGTGACATTGCCTTTTTTGCCGCCGCGCTTCACATTGTATTGCTCAGCGCTGATATCTAAAAACGTGGTGATTTCACCCAGCACGGTTTGTTTTAAGCTGGACAATGCAGCCCGTTCGGCTATGAATGTAGCCGCAATTTGCCCGACCAGCTCATCGCGCATCAAATCCAATTCTTTGATTTGCGTAAGCGGCACCAGAAAGCCGTTGTGCTTGAGTTTATAGCCTTTGGGGACGACTTGTTTTTCTGTTTGTTCTGTTTTTTCTGTAGCTTGTTTGACTGACATTGTTGCTCCTTTTTTATGTACCTATGGTGTATTTTTTGTTGGGCGCGTGCTTAATCATCGCCCTGAATGATACGCCACCAGACAGCGTGCTCATCTTCATGCAGGGCTGTGGCGCGCTCATCTTCGCGCAGCAAGCAATAGACAACGGCAAGGCAGCCCAAGCCAGTTATGACCAGAATTATGCCGATAATGGTTTCGACACTCATGCTTCCACCCACTTGAATATCACCACGATTTTCCAGCGTTTGTTGATGCGCGAACCTTTCATTCCGACCATTTTAAGCTGTTTTCGTTTCGTGTTCATCCCTCACCTCCTTGCTTGATTTTGTTCGGGCAGGTTTTGCAGCCTTTGTGCAGTGCGACACGCATCGGGCTGGTGGGGCGAAAGGGCTGCTGCTGATGCTCGACACAACGTTGGCGTGGAATATCTGCACCGATCACCGGGCAATCGACGCTCATCGACATTAGCTCCCCTTCAACCATACGTTGGATGCGCTCCATGTTTCCTTTGTACACACCATTGACGACCTGTGAGACCATCGCAGTGGATACACCCAAACGCATGGCAATCTGAGCTTGGGACGATACTAAACAGGCCTCTTTCAATACATTCATCCACATGATGTTTTCCTCTCTACATTTTCCTGCTCAGGTTCGTCCTGTTGATATCCACGTGTGAAGCGGTTGGGCTTGTTGTTCTGTTGCTTTTTGGCGCGTTTCGGCAAGCCGATGGTCACGTTTTCGCCCGTGTTGCGATCACACAGCACGGCGTAGTAGTTTTTGATCAGCGGACAGCGTGGACCTGTATTTTTAACCAATTGGTACCATGCATAACCTCCTTTTACGCCGCGCTTCCTCTGCTGAATACAGCGCACATATCCCGCTGCAATCAGCGCGCCGACGTACTTATCCAGATTGCTGCGTTTAATCTCGGCAGTGGCCTCCATGTCTCCGAGTGTCCAGCGTGGCAGGATGCGCATCGCCTGCCAGGCGCGTTGGCGTGGTGATTTCTCTTTGGGCGCCATGTTCAGGGCGCTCATTCGGGCGCATCTCCGATAAAGAAGATCATGCCCCAACTCAACCAGTCATCGAGTGTGACCTGACCAGTACCGCGATTATTCGCCCCGAGTTCAATCTGCCCCATACCAACCACCAGCAGACGCATACAGCCGCGTGCTTTGCCGTGCAGATTGACCAGCAGTTCATCGGTGATGTGCACCTCACACAGCGCATCCGCCACCTTGCGGGCATCAGAAATATCACACTTCTGGAACTCCACCCACTGCGACATGCGACCCGACAGCTGCTTGCTGCCGCGCAACTTGCGCTGGATGCCGTTCATGCCGATGAGAATCACGGGCATGCCGGTCAGATCGTGAATATCGCGCAGGGTTTCGGTCAGTTTTTTGTTTTCGATGATGTAATCGGCCTCATCCACAAACAGCACGCGACCCTCTTGCGCCATGGTGCTGACAATCTCTTTGATCATGAGATGAATGCGGCGGCTGGTGGGGCGGCCAAGCTCATCAAGAATGGTCTCCAGCATGGCCGATGGTGTCCATGTGGCCATGGCGCGCACATAGATGCCGTTGACCTGATTGATGTACCACGTCACGGCTGTGGTTTTGCCGTAGCCTGTCTCGCCCCAGAGCAGACCCATGCCGGGCATGCCTGCGTTGCGGGTGATGAGTGACTCTCCCGCCTCCATCAATCGTGCTATATTTTTGACAATCACTGTTTTGTGTTTCATTGTTTGCTCTCCTTGGTCACAGCTTTGAGCTGTGCTTTGTTTCCTGATTTCATGCCTGCCACAGCGATCTTTTCAGGATTTTGAACGACCAGCTTTAGGGCTGGTTGTTTTTTTTCGTAGGCTTTGAGGAGTCCCCAGAGCTCATCCGTCTCTCTCAGTGCCTCAAACATCGCCACGCTTTTGGCTTGCCAGATATGGCGATCAATGCCTTTGGCATCTTTTGAATACGCTTCATAAAGCAGGCCCTTATAAGCTGTATCCCGCCGGGCAGCGGCCAGATAAGCAGCGGCCAAATTCAAATCCGCTTCCATCATGATTTTGCCTCCTCTTCTTGTTCATACAGATAACGTTTCATCGCCATGCGGCCTTCGATATTGCTGATGTACTGCTTTGCCCACGTTCGTTCCTCATCGCTGGCAGCTTCATTGGCCGTCACTGACTGATAGCGAGCAAAGCGATCTTCAGGCGTTTCAGCTTTGGCAGCTTCATGCTTACGGCTCATCGCCTCAGCTTTTTCAACAATATCCGGACTCACCGAAGGCAGGAGAGGGGCGGCTTTTGCGGCTTCCTGAGCTTCGATAGCTGCGACAGCGGCATCGAGCGATGAGGTTTGATGTTCGATGGCGGTATGCGGCATCGAGGTCACTTTCTTGGCGGCAACCGCCGCTTGCTCCATCATCTCGCCGGCAACGCTGTGAACCGCCTGCTCTTTCTTGATCTGATCCAGCTTTTTTTTCTTCGCTGCGATGTTTTTCGTCTGTGTATGACGCACTTCCCTGGCATGCATCCCCTTATCAAGACCCAGCAGCTCAGGGCATTCGGCCGTGCCGAGGAATGATTCGCGATAGAAGACAAAGACACGCCCCATATCGCCCATCGGATCAAAGCGAACCAACACTTTTTCCCGATCTTGCACATCGGCAAGGCAGGGTGAGTGATACCAGTGCTGACGCGGCTCACCCAGCCATTTGATGCTGATGCCTTTCTTGGTGACGCTGCGCTGGCCGTGGTTGCTGGGCACTTCAGCCAGCAGCATATCGAGCGCCCGCTCATTGCTGACGCGGCTGATATGGCCTTTGTATTCGGTGGCCTTTTGCAGCGGTGTGGCGCCCAGAGAGCGGTGCTTACGAATCATGTAAACGCCGTTTACCCAGTCATCACAGAGGGTTTGCAGCTGCTCTGACGTCATGTCGATCTCAGCCACGTCGTTTTTCTTAAACAGCTGATCCGAAAATGATTGACGCGCCCGAATCGCCTGCGCATCGGCCACATTGTGCCCCTTGTAGTTGGGCAGCAGCTCGCAAATATCATGGTTAAATGATTTGAAGAAGCGCTCGACATGCGGCTTTTGCCAGCCACTGAAGGCATCGCTGCGTTTCTCCTCAATATTGAGGGCTGTAAACACGCCCAGACAGCGTTTTGAGATGTAATCCTTACCATTATCTATCTTGACGCTTTCAGGTACGCCGTAGGTCAATATGGCGCGCCGCAGCATGGCTACGATGCCATCGGCGGAGCTGGTTCTGGCGACATGCAGCAGTGGGCGGCGGCTGTAGACGTCAATCATGCCGATAATGCTGTAGCGACCATCCACCAGCATCACATCAGCGGGGGTGGAATCGAGCTCCCAACGTTGATTCAGGCGCATCACATCATCGGAGTAGCTGCCGGCAGCAAACATGAACTGATTTTTCCAGGCATCCGGGTTGGTCATGCGCAGCAGCAGGCGTGGATTGTCGTGTTTCCAGTTTTTCACCCAGCGTTGCAGTGAGCGCTCGGAAATATCCACCGCCTCATCGCCAAAACGTGCATGCAGCGCACGGTGAAAATGGGTCGCGCTGGCATGCGGGTATTCACAGATCATCGCCGTGATGAAATCACGCTGCCCGGCATGGCTATCCAGCAGCCCGGTGCCTTTGCGGTTGCCATAGCCGCCTGAAAGCGATGAAAGCCCCTGCTTTTTCAACTGCTTCTGCCAGCGTGACAGGCTCGCAGCGGAGATTTTACCGCCGCGCAGATGCCCGGTTACCCACGCCTCCAGATCAATTTTTCCCGCATTGAACGCCTCGGCAAAGACATAGCGGGCAACCGATGGCGCGCCATCGTAACGTTCCAGCCATGCATCGAAGCGTTGCAGCACCTGAATGCGGGCATCCATACGGCTGCGGGCGTTGCCTTTGAGCATGCTGGCATCCGCTAAGCCCTGCTCGCGCTTGGTATTGTCGAGCGTATCTTCAACAGTGTTCTGAAGGCGCAGCATCGCACCGGCAACCGCACCATCCCGCACATGCTCATTGCTGGTTTTTGCGTCTTCATGCGCAGCCAGTTTGAGGGCAACCCGTGTGGCCTGCGGCAGGGATGAGATATGGTATTCTTTACCACCGCCCTGGCCATCGCGTTTGCGGGACTGCCAGGCTTTTGTGCGTGCAGCCTTGTTTATACCTTGCGTAGTGGAAGGCATCCCTGCTACTCCAAGCAGCTCTTTGGCTGAATACCATTCATTCATGACAGAAGAGCGGGCGCGGGGTGGCCATTGCTGCCACCCAACCCTTTCCCTATGCTTTTGCTGCTCAATTCAGAAACAGAGGGGAAACTTATGGATAATCTAAACAATGATATGACGGTGAAAAAGCTCGCAAAAGTTCTGGAAGCTGAGTATTTTGCAGCAATGGAGCGAATCACAAAACATGATATAGAGCTACTTCGTTCCGCACTTACTGGCGTATCAAGAGCGCAAGCTTTGGCATCGTACAAGAAATATCTTCCTTCTGCACTTGAAACCATCACTCGACCTCAAGATTTTCAGGATGTAAACCTGGACAATGCGGCATTAAAGTGGATTGCTGCATTGAACCTTTTGATTCGTCATGTGAGCTTTGATTCTTTTGCCAATCACGAATGTCTAACGCCACCCCGCTGCCATTTCTCTCACTTTCCAACTTCAACGCATGACGTTGCTTATCAATTTCTTTCAACTGTTTTTTTAACAGATCTGCCTGACTATTTTTCGCGGCAACAGCTCTGGCTCTTCGAGCCCCCATCACCAATTCTTGATGATGTTCCGTTTGATTATTCATGACTCACTCCTGATGCATCTAAGATTTGTTTGGGCGCGGGGTGGCCATTGCTGCCACCCAACCCTTTCCCTATGCTTTTGCTGCTCAATTCAGAAACAGAGGGGAAAATTATGGAAATGAGAGATGGGCTGACATTCACTGAATTATCCCGATATGTGCAGAAGGCATATGCGCGTGTGGAAAAGCGCTTTATAGAACATGATAAAAATGATGCGTTTAAAAGACTTGCAGGGATCAGTTTAGATGGCATGCTGGAAATCCATAATGAGCATCGTCTCGAAGCTGTTGGATGCATCATGACACCCTGGAACTACAAACCGCGCAATCACAATCAACTGCTGATTCGCCTGGCTTCCCTTCAACTTCTAAGTCAAGCTCATATGACGCTTCTAACACTTCAGCGCGAAACTGAATTTTCCCAACCCGTGGATCCACACGTGAACCCTGAACGGATGGTTTCGGTTCTGTTTCTGATTCTGATAGGTGTGCATGACCATGGAAAAGAGGATTGGCTGTGGCCGTTTGCTGGTCCAAAACCATTTGATTGCAACTCATCGGTGACTTGCAATCAGCAATGATACGCTTCTTCATCCGCGTAAAATCGCTTGAAATCTCTTTGCGGCACGCTTCTACATCACGGCGAAACTTCGTCTGAATCAACTTTTTACACGTTTCTAATTGAGGTTTCTGACTGTCAGTCATACTTCACTCCTGCTGCATCTAATATTTTTTTCCGCAGATCCTGCGCCACAGGGCCATTGCGGCCGCCCTGCAAGGCACGGTAAGCATTGCGTGAATCATGCTGGCCGATGGATCGGAGGAATTTCACCAGGGAGGTACCCTGTCTGATGAACCCGGCGCGAACGTCTTGCAAAAGCGTCGGCGCAGGCGTTAGGCTTGTGGTTTGGTGGTCGCGTTGTGTGTCCATAAGGAGAACTGTAG